CGCGGCATTGCAGATCGCGAACGCGGCGGCGCAGGGCGCCGCCGGCGAGTCCGACATCGCCGAGCTGCGCCGCCAGAACGGCCAGCTTGCGACGATGCTCGCCGACGCGACAGACAAGTTCATCTACATGGACGGCACGGTCTACTGCCCTGCCGGCAAGGCGTCGGTATCCGGGGACACGGTGACGTTCGGCAGCACGTGCTCGGTATCGGGCAGCACGGTAACCCTTTCCTAAGGAGGATAAATGGCAAATGCAAAGACGCTGGTCGTAGGCGGCCAGCCGCTCAACGTCATCGACGATACCGCGCGCAGCAACGCGCAGACGGCGCTCAACAACGCCGAGTACAACCGCCAGGGCCAAATCGGCAAGTACGGCGGGCAGAACATCGCCACCATCCTGGCGGGAGAGATCGGCAGCGGCAGCGTGTACGACGCGCTGCACAAGCGAGCCGCCAACGGCAACTTCGCGGGCCTGCGCGTGGGAGACTACATCGACGTGCCGCTGGTAAGCGCGTCGGGCGTGGCGGCCCAGCAGTCCGTGCGCTTCCTCCTGGCGCACTTCGACCCGTACTACTGCTGCGGCGACAGCTCCAAAGGCCACCACATCGCCTTCGTGGCCTCCGCGCCCATCGCCGTGGCCAAGACCGTGACCGGCGTTGCCAACGACAGCTTCCTGATGTGGAACACCACCAACACGAACCAGGGCACCGCCGACCAGAAATGCCCCTACCCCAACAGCAACCTCAAGGCGTGGGAGACGGCCTTCGAGGCCTGCCTGCCCGAGGGGCTGACCAAGTACCTGCTGACCCAGCGCGTCCTGCTGGAGGAGCGTTACAGCGCAAGCGGCGCGCTCAACGACTCCAACTCGTGGAGCTGGCAGGATATCGGCAAGGTGTTCTCGCTGTCGGAGATGGAGGTGTACGGCTGCCCCGTGTGGGGGACGAAGGGCTACAGCGTCGGCTTCGACTGCCAGTGGGACCTGTTCCGCGACACCGCTCACCGAGTCAACGGAAATCGGTACCACTGGTGGCTGCGTTCCGTTGCGTCGGGCTCCGCGTCCAACGTGTGCTATGTCGGCAACAACGGCGCTGCCTACTGCACCTCGGCGGCGGACGTCTGGGTTCGCCCCCGCCCCGGCTTCCTCGTCGGCTAGCCAGCCGAGTGCTCTATACTCTGCTTCTAGGCGACCGCCTTGCGCGGTCGCCTCCTGCCCGCGAAGCGGGCCGTTTTTTCGCCAGTTTCCCCAGGAGGTGCACGTGAGCGGCGTCTACCAGCGCAACCGCGAGGTGTCCGAGTACAAGTTCTTCACGCAGGCCATCGCCATCCGCGTGGAGGTCAACAAGCTGATGGCGTCGTCCTCCGTGGTTCCGAAGGCCTACCGTCTGCTGAACGCGGTGCCGACCGTGGAGACGGCGCGCAGCATCGTGTACAACGTCAACCGCGCCGACTGCTTCTATCCAAACAGCTCGTTCAACGCGCTGGAGAGGAAACGCTACCTGACGCTGGCCATAGCGGACTGCGAGCAGCTGATGCTGGACATGCAGTGCCTCATGGATATCGGCCTGCCCGTGAACGCCAACCGCTTCGAGGCGCTGGCGGCCATGGTCGAGGAGGAGATCAGGCTGCTGAAGGGCGCGCGCAAGAACGTGCGCGTCACCGGCAAGAAGTCCACCGAGGAGCGCATAGCCGAGGCCGAGGCCGAGCTAGAGCGCCTGCGTTCGCTATAATGGACGGCGGTCGCGCCTTGTTTATCGGTACAATTGGTGGCTGCGTTCCGTTGCGTCGGGCTCCGCGTCCAACGTGTGCTATGTCAACAACAACGGCAATGCCAACTACAACTCGGCGACGAACGTCTGGGTTCGCCCCCGCCCCGGATTCCCTTATTGCCAGACCGAGTAGGCCCCAGGGCCGAAAGCAGAGCGCGAAGAGGAAGGAAGGCGCGACCGTCGGGCATGCGCCCGTAAATACGCACCCCGCGAGGGTGGCCGGACGCTGCTTGCATGGCGCGGCGCTCCGTGGCTTCGCCGCGTTTCATGGCCATACCTCAAGCGGCTGCCAGAGCCACACTGAGAGCCGTGCGGGGTGCCTTCGATGAACTCCGAGGAAAGAAGGGCCGCGCGCCGCAAGCGCCGCGAGGAGAGGCGCGCCAAGGCCAAGGCCGAGCGCGTGAAGCCGTGCACCCTTGAGGCCGTGGCCGACCTCAACAGCCTGTGCAAGGCCTCCAAGCAGGCCGCGCGCGGCGTGATGTGGAAGGCATCCACGCAGCGTTATATGAAGGACTACCTGCGAAACGCGGTCAAATCGAGGAACGACCTTCTGGAGGGCCGCGACATATGCCGGGGCTTCATCCGCTTCGACCTGTGGGAGCGCGGCAAGCTGCGCCACATCAGCGCCGTGCACTTCCCAGAGCGCGTGGTGCAGAAGTCGCTGTCGCAGAACGCGCTCGTGCCCGCGATCGTGCCCACCCTCATAGCCGCGAACTCCGCGAACATAAAGGGGCGCGGCACCGACTACGCCCTGAAGCTGCTCAAGCGCCACCTGGCCGACCACTGGAGGCGGCACGGCCGCGAGGGCTACATACTGCTCGGCGACTTCTCCGACTACTTCGCGCGCATAGCGCACCAACCCGTCAAAGACCAGGTGGCCTCCGCGCTGCTAGATCCGCGCGTGGTCGCCTTGGAGCACCGCCTGATAGACGCGCAGGGCGATGTGGGCCTGGGGCTGGGCAGCGAGCCGAACCAGATATGCGCCGTCGCGCACCCCAACCGCATCGACCACTACGCAATCGAGATGCTGCGCCCCGAGGCGTACGGGCGGTACATGGACGACTTCTACCTCATACACGAGAGCAAGGAGTACCTGCAGGTGTGCCTGCTGCTGATAGGGCGCAAGTGCGCCGAGCTGGGCATCGAGCTGAACCCGCGCAAGACCCGCGTGGTGAAGCTCACGCGCGGGTTCACGTGGCTGAAGAAGCGCATCTTCTACACGGACACGGGCCGCATAGTCGTGAAGCCGTGCCGAGACTCCATAACGCGGGAGCGCCGCAAGCTCAAGAAGATGGCCCGCATGGTCGCCGATGGCATCATGACCCCCGAGCAGGTGGAGCAGAGCTACCAGAGCTGGCGCGGAGGCATGAAGCGGCTGGACGCGCACCGCAGCGTGCGGGCCATGGACGCGCTGTACCGAAGCCTGTTCGGAAATCTCGCGCAGGGGGGGGGTGCTCAATGCAGGCCAACCAGAGGGACGATTCAAGCGGAAGCAAGCCATCGCAATAGCGGAGAACCGGCAACTCAAAGCAGCGGCCTAAGCGAAGCGGCTGCGAAATAACAGAAACATCGAAGGCGTGCTGCGGCGCGCCTTCTTCCTTTGCGCCCATCAAAGCGGCTCGGCAATCTCACGGCGCTAATACGATGGCGGCACATTCCCCGACAAGAGAGGAGTCCGCATGGACACTGAGGAAGACACGCCGCGCCCCAACGATCTTCAAGATGGCACCATGGCCGAGGTCAACGCCCTGCGCGATCTGCTGTCGCAGATCGGCGACCCCGACGCGGCGCACGACGCGGGCGTTATCGACGATGACGAGTACGCTGAGCGGAAGGCGCGAAAGCTCGCCTACACCGCGGCGCTCGCCGCCTACGACAGTGGCGAGACGCTCGACGTGTCGGCGCTGATCGACCAGATGCGCGAGCGGGCGTCGCAGCCGACGCAGACCGAACAGAACACGGCGAACATCGACTACCTGCTCATGACGGTCGGAGGTGACCAGTAATGCCAACGAAGAAAACCGACGAGCATTCCAAGCACTTCGCGCTCGTCAAGAAGTACTACGACCGACCTCTTTGGAGTAAGGCGCGAGTACACAAGGCCGTCGAGTGCAAGTGGATCACCGCCGACGAGTACAAGGAGATCACCGGCGAGGAGTACACGGCCGAATAGGCGGAAGGAGGGCGCCCAGGATGGAAGTGCTCAAACTTTTTGCGCCTTACGGACCGGCTTGGCTTGGCGGCGTGCTCCTGACGCTCGTTGCGTTCTACTTCGGGAAACAATTTCTTGAGGAGTACAAACGCCAAAACCAGCGGAAGGGCGAGCTCGACCTCAAGCGCGAGGAGCGCAAGCAGGCCGAAGTCGACGAGCGCGCGCAGCGGGACCGCGAGCGCTCGCAGATGGAGGGCCGCATCGCCGCGCAGATGGAGCGCAGCAACAGCCTCATGGAGGCGATGAAGACGCTCATGGAGTCCGTCGTGGCGTCCAACGAGGTCTTGCACGCGGACTTGGCGCACAGCCAGGCGAGGAGCCAGGGGATGGCCGAGAAGGTCGACCACATCTGCGACCGCGTCGACCTTATCTACAGCAAGGAATCCGACAGATAGGAGCAATCGAATGAATGAGATCCAGGCGGGCCTCACGGTGTGCACGGTCCTGGTCGTGCCGTACATCGTGCAGGCGATCAAGACGAAGGCGATGACGGGCAACGTCGCCCGCTGGACGGCAATCGCCGTCTCGGCGGGATGCGGCGCCCTCACGGCCATGTCGGGCGGCGTCCCGACCGAACCCTCGGCATGGGTTACGTCCATCTTCGCCGCGGTAGGCGGCGTTCAGGTGGCCTACGCGGCCTTCAAATCGGTCGGCATCACGGACAAATGGCTGGACGCCCTGCTGGCGCTCGGCGACATCAAGGAGGACTAATGGCAGACTTCGCAAACGTCCAGCCGGACGAGTACAAGCTTCTGGGGCGCAACTTCTCGGCGGGCCGTCCGTTCGGCATCAAGGGCGTCACGATCCACCACATGGCGGGCGACCTCAACGCCGGCCAGTGCAACGGCATCTGGGGCGCCAACGGCTGCTCGGCGCACTACTCGGTCGACCGCAACGGCTACATCGTGCAGCACGTCAACGATCTCGACCGCGCCTACGCCTGCGGCGACGGAATCGGCACTGGACGCGGCAACGATACGACCATCTCCATCGAGCACGCCAACAGCGGCAGCAACCCGTGGACGGTCCACGAGAAGGCAATCGAGAGCGGCGCACACCTTGTCGCGGCCCTGTGCCTGTACTACGGCCTCGGTCGCCCCGAGTGGTGCAAGAACGTGTTCCCGCACCGCTACTGGAGCGCCACGGCTTGCCCCGGCGAGCTTGCGGGCTCCCAGCGCGACCATTACATGCAGCGCGCCCAGGCGTGGTACGACGCGATGAAGGGCGGCAAGGCGCCCGCCCCCTCCGCTGCCGCTAAGCCTGCCGCGGCAAAGCCCTCTCAGGCGGCATCCGGCGGCTTCACGAAGGCATCTGGCAAGCGCATCCCCGTCCACTACTCCCTCCACCTCAAGGGCGGCGGCTGGCTGGACGAGGTGACCGACTTCGGCGCCGGGGACAACGGCTTCGCGGGCTACCCGTGCCGACAGCACGACCTCCTTTGCGCCCGAGTCGATCGCGGCACGCTCAAGTATCAGGTCCACACCATCGAGGACGGCTGGCTTGACTATGTTTCCAAGGGCGACCGCAACGATACCGTGAACGGTTGCGCCGGCATCGCCGGCCACACCATCGACGGTGTACGCATGTACTACGTGACCCCGGGCGGCGAGGAGTACAAGCAGGCGTGGTATCGCTCGCAGACCACCGCGCGCGCCGGATGGCTCGACACCGTGTGCGACGACGGCTCCACCTACGGCGGCGACGACTACGCCGGTTTCTACGGCGAGCCGCTCGACCGACTCCAAGTCTGCGTCACCGACGGCAACCCGTACTAGCATGATCGCGCTGGCTTTCGTCCTCGGCGCGCTCTTCGGCGGCACCGTGGCGACAATCGGCCTGTGCCTCGTGAGCATCAACGGGCGCTAGCCGCGGCCCGCTCGGGTTATCCCGGGCGGGTTTTTTCTCGAGAAAAGGTGTTGCTACGCCGCCCGTGGTATCCTGAGCAGCACGACGGTCCCAACGGCGCAGATCTCGGTTCTAGAATCTAGGCAGACGGGGCACCATCGAACGTGAGACCGTCCGAACCTCGCATGGTCCGGGCGGTTTTTCTTATACCGACGCGACGTGATGGGACGTGGTATGGCAGCAACGG